TATCGTAGGTGGTGCCATGGTTGGATGCCAAATTGATGGGGGTTGATTAGACCCCCCCAAACCAAAATCGACCCTTGATTCCCAAAAAGGCGGAAAAATTTTCCCGCCAATTTTTGGGTCTCTAGGGTTTTTTAGTATCCAGACCCTCCAGAAGAACCAGAGGAACCAGAACTGCTAGATGACGTAGATGTTGTAGTTGTTGTAGTACTAGTCGATGTAGTTGTAGTTGATGTTGCTACTCCTACAGATGCTCCTGTTGTAGGACCATAATCGAAAGAAGTTACTGTTTGTACACCAGCAGTTCTTGAAGCACTACCAATAATTGCTCCAGCAGCATTATTCACAAATCTAGAAGAAACGCTCAATTCAGTCTTCTTGTTTCCACTATCATCAAGTTCTGGATGTGGATTATAAGATAGTAACTGAGTCATTTCCGATTGCATCATATCAATAATGTATGCATTTGGCAAAGAAATGAGTCTTTTTTGTTCATTCAAATAGTATTCATGTTCATAGTTGGAAACTGGATATCTAGATTCATCCAAAGTCTTTGTTGTTCCATCAGGCATCACAGCAACAAAATCTTCTGTTACGGTTTCTCCCTCTTTAATGTATACGATATCATTAAAGAGAATTTCATTGGTTTCATAATGATGTACCGAGTCTGGATCTTCGTATATACGGTTCACATAATCTTCTAAATCCTGTTGTTCTTTTGGCCATTGTTCATAGAAGTCTGTAATATTATTAACCAAAAGAATTGCCCAATCTAAATGAGCATCTCTATATAATCGATATGCTAAATCGGATGGACTTTCACCATCTCTAATTGAATATGCTTCAAAAAAACTTGTATATTTCTGTAAATCGTCTCTCACCTTTAATCTACGAAAGATGTTTTTTACGAGACGATACTTAAAACCTTCGTCAGCGGTAATGCCTTCGCCAACGTATACATTTGGAAAGTAAGAAAAATAAGATGCCATTAGTATCCTCTTGCAATGTCTCCTTTGGTGACCAGCTTGAGTTCAGCAAAAGTGAGACCTAACTGGATAGCGGGAACTTGTACCATTTCTCCGCTAATTCTTTTAAATGAAGTATATTGACCGTCAGGTGTATAGTTTACCTGAATACCAGTACATGCTGAAGGGTGAATTTTGAAATGCAAGAAGTCTTTATCTTCTTCAGATATAGATCCACCATCACCATTAGGTCTAATACGAATAAATTTAATATCAAAAGTGTCTGGAACATTGAAGAATCTAGCACCACTGAAACTCCCGAGAGCATCAGCAAAATCTGTAAGTCCTTCGCCCGATCCAGTTATGCTTGCATCTCCGATATCATCACCATCGATTTGTGGAAGACTACCAAATTTAAAATAGTTGATAATATCTTTTACACGTTTTGCTTCGTCTTCTGATCTAGAAAGAAGTTTAAAGGTGAAATTATGAGTTCTAAAATCCATACCCTGAAAGATTTGCTCTTTAAATGGGTTGAATACTCTACCTTTAGTTAATGCTTGAATGGAATTGGCATCAATACCACCAGCAAGACCTCCCGCCTGAGAAAGACTCTGGACAACGCCTGCCATTGCACTACTAGTAAATTCTGGCAGTGCTCCTCTAGCAGCTTCTCCAATAACACCCGCTATCTCATTCATGTCACCAGTCAAATCTGCACCGAATGCACTCATTGCAGCGACACCAGCAATACCCAAGTCAATCTGTCTGTAACGTGGTGAATATCCAGTGTTAAGTTGTTTGGGCATTGCCAAATATACTCTGTCTGGATTTGGGTTTCTTTTTGCAGTATTTCTTCCTGCAGGGAAAGAAAAACCTCTATACCCAGTGTCATCATAGGCAACAGAAGATCTCTGGAAGGCAACATAATCAATTGCTTCCGTTGCACCTTCTGCATGGATTGCATTTTCACCTGGAACAGGTGCTGTTAATGGGTATCTGAAGATTGACAACTTTATACCTAAATACTGTATGACCTCTATGTATTTATGAGATATCAAGGTAAGTACCGAGTTTCCTTTCCAAGGAAGTACAAAGGTGATCCTAATAATGTGATTTATCGTTCCTCATGGGAATATAAATTTATGAAATGGTGTGATATCACCCCCTCTGTTGCGGAGTGGGGAAGTGAAGAAATTGTTATTCCTTATATTTCTCCTGTTGATGGAAAAAGGCATCGATACTTTCCAGATTTTTATGTTAAAATCAATAACAAAAAATATCTAGTTGAAGTAAAACCATTTCGTCAAACTCAAGAACCTAAAACACAGAAGAGGCAAACAAAACGCTACATCAATGAAGTTGTGACATATGCTGTCAATCAAGCAAAATGGAAAGCAGCAACTGAATTTTGTCTTGATAATAACTGGGAATTTATGTTAATCACAGAAAAGGAACTTAAAGTCTAATGGCAATTCCAAATAAAGAAAGCGCACGATATAGTTCTCTACAAGAGTTCATTGGATTCTTTAAGGATTCTGATAATAATCCCAGTTTTACTAATCTTTTCTCGGTGCATTTTGCGACACCACCAATGCTCAGAAACCAAACTGAGACTGATCTTTTTGCTACTGAGACTGGGGACTTGTCTTTCTTACTAGACTATTATGCAAAGAGTGTAAATCTTCCTAGTAAACAGGTTACAACAGGACAAATTACTGATGTTGGTGCTGGATTCAAGTATGCAACTGGAACATCATTCAGTCAAATTTCCATGACGTTTACTATCCCTCGTTCTCAACTAACGAGAAACTTCTTTGAAAGATGGACTAGATTGATGGCAAATGATGCTAATCAATATACAGACTTTTATTTGAATTATTGTTGCCCGAAGGTAATGATTTATAAGTGGGAAAGAGGTGGAGGCGATGATGTTTATACAGATCCTAAACTTCTTAAAGCATTGAGAGATTCTGGAGATAATTTTTTGCTTGCCAAGAAGAATAAATTAACCGCCGCCTGGGAACTTAGAAACGTATTTCCATATAATATTGGTTCTATTCAACTTGATAACGGTAAAGCAAAAGCAATGGACTTAAATGTTCAGTTTTATTATGAGCGTTATCGTTTTTGGACTGAAAGTGAATTTGATGATAATGGTCTTACTGGTGCTATCACTATTCCCTCTGGTGCAGATGGGGTTCCTGCTGGAGCAACCCCAGTTGGAGGATCCGATAATACTACAACTCCAGAGACACCTAGAAATACGACTGCAAGAAATCCAAGAGCACTTCTTGACCAAAGACAGATGCTTTCTGGAAGAAATCTTTCCGCCAGTGACATAGCATAAATACAATTACTGATGTGAATCTTTATGGCATTACCTAAGATTAATGTACCCAAGTACAAACTGAAACTACCCTCTGACAATAGAACAGTTAATTTTAGACCATTTTTAGTTAAGGAAGAAAAGTTACTTCTTCTTGCAACTGAAACTGGCGAACAGTCTGACATTATTGATGCAATTAAAAATATCATTAAGGACTGTACTGATGTTACGGACGTTGATAAATTATCTACTTTTGACATTGAGTATCTGTTCTTACAGATTCGTACAAAGTCTGTTGGTGAAACGGTTGATATCAATGTAACATGTCCAGATGATAGTGAAACGGAGGTTGCTATCTCTATTCCTCTTGATGAAATCAAAGTTGTAAAAAGTAGGGGGCATAAAAAAGAAATTAAACTTTCTGATGAGATTGTGATTACCATGAAGTATCCGAGTATGGATGTTTTTGTTCAAATGAACTTTAGTGATCAAACAAACGAACTAGACCAAATTTTTGATATGGCGGCAAGTTGTATTGAAACAATTGCTGATGAAAATCAAGTCTACGATTGTAATGATATCCCTAAAGCAGAAGTTTTAGAATTTTTAGAGCAACTGAATACCAAGCAGTTTCAGATGATTCAGCAATTTTTTGAAACTATGCCCAAACTCTCTCATACACTCAAGGTAACTAATCCTAATACTGGTGTAGAAAGTGATGTTGTTCTTGAAGGACTTGCGTCTTTTTTCGCATAGCACTCCTTCATAACAACCTCCGTTCTTATTATGAGGGTAACTTTGCACTAATGCATCATCACAAATGGAATATTGAACATATCGATAATCTGATGCCTTGGGAAAAAGAAATCTATGTGAATCTGTTAGTACAATTCCTCAAAGAAGAAGAACGTAGAATGAAGGAGCAACAAGCAGCAAGTGGCTAAATTACAAGTTTATAAGTTTGTAAATCCTGGGTCTTCGTCAACGAAGGATCCCTCAGTCGCTGCTGCTCGTTCGCAAACCTTAGCTTTCAATAGAATAGGTTTAACGGTAACCTCTATTGGAAATGTAATATCAGATATTGAAAAAATTCAAATTGCTCAGATAAAAGACGCTAAAAAGCGTGAGCAATTTGAAAGAAGAAGATTGCGTAGAGAAAGAGACGCTGCTTCTGAAGAATTACAAGAATCATCAAAAACCAAAACTGTAGGTAAAGTAAGAAATCTTGGCGGAGGCGTTAAGAATGCCGCTAAGAAAGGACTTAGTTGGGTTGATAAGTTTTTAGGTCCTATTGGCACTCTTTTTGTAAAACTTGCAACCTTTGCGATTGCCACCGAAGTAATGAAGTGGGTTGGTGATCCAAAAAATCAACAAAAACTAGCAACATTCTTAGAAAGAACCAAATTTGTCTTTGAGAAGATATTTGGTTGGGCAAAAGGATTCACTACAAATATTTTAGAAGGAGTCTCAGCATTAGCAGACCCTAATGGGACGTTTGCGTCTAGACTAGGTGGTCTTGGCAAGGTAATGCTGGGTATCATCGGATTGAAATATCTGATGAATCCATTTAGTTTAATTAGTGATGTTTTAGGTCTTGTCGATTTACTTGGAAGACGAGGAGATAGACCCCCAAGAATTGATAAGTCAAAACGAGTTACTCAAGAAGTAACAGAACAGGCAACAAAACGAGCATCAAAAGAAGCAACTGAAAAAGTTGCTCAGAAAACTGGCAGTGAACTTGTTGAAGCAGGTGGCAAAAAAGCAACTGGTCAGATTTTAAAATATGGTGGTAAGAATATATCTAGAGCAACTCACAGATTCTTCTTATCAATCATTGGAAAGGGTGGCGTAAAAGGGATAAAAAAAGCAATTGGACTGTTTAAAGTTCCTCTTGTTAGTGGTCTTCTTACTGCCGCCTTAAATTGGATGATGGGTGAATCCATCGCCAAATCGCTTATGATGGGCATTGGTGATGGCATTGGCACACTGTTGGGAACTTGGGCAGGTAGTGCTATTGGCGCTCTGGGCGGTCCTGCAGCACCGATTACGGTGCCTTTGGGTGCATTCCTTGGTGCTATGCTTGGTGGTATTGCTGGTGAATTAATCGGCGGATACTTATATGATTTGATGATGGGCAAAGCCAATCTTGGCAATGACTTGAAGGCAGCAGGTGCCAAAGTCATGAGTGGTCTAAAGTCACTCTGGGAAGACTACATCATGAATGGAGACTTCTGGGCAGGTGCCTGGGAAACATTCCTGAACATCGGTAAAGATGTTATTAGTAGTGCCTGGGGCGCTATGATGAATATGTGGAATTTTGCTTCTGGTGCAGCAGCAAATTTCATTGATCATATGATGAAAATTTCTAAACCATGGCGTGAAGCAATGTGGGCTGCTTTTGAGAAGTATGTTCTCAATGGTCCTGCTGAGTTAGTCAAACTTATTATTGACACGGTTTTTGCTGGTGCCAAAGGGATTGGCAAACTCTTCAAAGAAGGTGCTCCAATCATTCTTCAAATTGTAAAACTTTCGTTTGAAGAAGGTATCAAATGGGCAATGAGCAAAGTTGGTAAACTTTGGGATGACATAAGATCTTTTAATCCTGGAAAAATAGCTTCTGCTACAGCAGAACTTATAAGGTTAATAGGAGCACCTATAACTTTTGCTGGAGAAATTTTTAATGCCATTGGTAAAGGCGTCAGTAAAAAGGTTGGTGAAGCATTAGCAAAAGCAAAAGAAATTGGTGAGGTTATCATTGAACCCATTATGGGGTACATTGATCCTGCACTCAAAGCGATTGATGAAACTTGGAAAATTGTTAGTAACTTCCCTGGTTATGTTTATGATAAGGGAATCAAACCAATATTTGATGCGATTGGTAGTGTATGGAATTCTGGTCCTGCTATTTGGGAGTATTTGCATAGACCCAATACATTCCAAGAACTTACAGGGCAAGAAGTTCCTGAAGAAGAACCTCAAGGATTGTTCCTTGGTGGTATTGTTAAGGGTGTCAAAAACGCAGTCGGTGGCATTGGTAAGGCAGTTAGTAACGTTGTAAGCAATCCAATCGTTCAGACTGCCGCATCGTTTATTCCTGGTGCTGCTCCTATCATGGCAGGTATCAATGCAGGACTGGGTTTAATGTCTGGCAATCCTATGCAAATGCTTGGTGCCGCTGCAGGTATGATTCCTGGACTAGGCGGTATCATGTCAGGACCTCTTGGTAACATCGCAGGAAACCTTATGAGTGGCAACTTCTTAGGTGCTGCTACCACTGGTTTGGGAATGATTAATCCTGCTATGGGTCAACTTGCTGGTTCTGTTCTTAGCGGAGGATTAAATCCCACCGCAATGCTTGGTAATGTTGCAACTCAGTTTGGTGTGGGTGGATTATACAAAGCGGTTACAGGAGCAATGGGCGGTGATTACACAGCAGGTATTCAAGAACTTGGTTCTCAACTTGGTGTCGATCCCAAGATTCTTGGAGCAGTTCAAAGTACAACCAGTCAAGTATTGAGTAAAGATGGCATGTCGGCAGAATATGCAATGCAGACTGCCTTGGAGTTTGTACCTGTACCAATGATTCTTGATAGGATTGTACCAATGCAGGTAGCAGTGCCCATAAATACTGGAGGTAGTGGTGTAGTAGCAGCACGTCCTTCTAGCTTGACAGAACGTACCCAGTAATATGGCAACTGTAGCAAAAAGTTCAAAAATTAATTTTTATAAGTTTGTACAGGTAAAAGAACCATCTGCTGCTGCTGTAAAAAACTCTGGCGGTAATGTAACTTTAACCAAAGCATTAAACAAAAATACTGTTGCTATCAATCGTATAGGTTTAACTTTAAACTCTATTGCTAAGATTGCTGTAGATTTAAAGAAAGTTGCCCTAGCACAGTATCAAGCGAGTGTTGTCAGACCATCTTTTGACCCTTCATATACTACACCTCAGAAAAATAAAAAAACGGAGGGAGGAAAAGGTCTAACTCTTGACATAAAAACTCCTGGATTTCTAGAAAGTATAATGAACCTTGTAGGTTCATTGATAAGATTGACGATTGGAAGGACAGTCTTAAAATGGTTGGGTGATCCTAGAAATCAGCAGAAGATAACCAATGTCTTAAATGTACTTAAAAAAATTGTAACTTTTATTTTTAAAGTTGCAAAATTTGGTGTTCTTAATACAATCAATGGATTGTATGATTTATTAAAAGATGATGCATCTCCTCTTGAAAGAGTTGGTGGATTATTTAAAGCACTAACTGGACTTGGCACCCTAATGTTAGGGATGCGTTGGTTAAGAAATCCAACCAGAATTATCACTGACTTTGGCAACACTTTAATCTTCCTGCATAATAACCTCATTAAAGGAAAGAGGGGACTTATGGGTCGAGCAGGTGCCCTTGGATTGGCAGCTGCTGCTGGTTTTGCAGGATACAAAGCATATAACTATCTTAAAGATGGGGAAACGACAGCAACAACAGTAGATGCGGGTCAAGAACCAGCAAACAAACCTGAAGGATTCGCTAAAGGTGGAAAAGTAAAAGTTCCTCAAAAAGCAATGGGAGGATGGATTAATGGACCCCAATCAGGATACCCAGTCTCACTGGATGGAGGAAGGAGTACATCATTTATTGGACATGGACAGGAATACGTTGCTAGAAAAGCAAATGGCGGAGCTTTCGTCATTCCTTTTAATACTCCTGGAACAAAAACACAACCCCACCTAACTGATAAGAGACTTGGAGAAGCAAAGAGTCAAGGTTTTGATATTGGTGGATTAGTTGGTGGTGGATTCAAAGCTGGAAAAGGATTTAACTCTCCTGTAGGGGATACAGTTATTCCAAAGCACGCACTAGAATCCAAACACTATGCAAAAGGTGGTAAACTTCCTGGATTTGCACAAGGTGGTAATTTAGATAGACAGATTTATCTCCACTGGGTTGCTAGTACTCATAGCTGGAGACAAGGACCTTACCATACTACTGTTCAGGGTGATGGTACTTTATATAAGCACAAACCATACGACCAACATACTGCTCACACATACTATAGAAATAGTGGCAACGTAGGTCTTTCTATTGCTGCTATGAAAGACTGGAATTGGGAACAGTACGGACCAACAAAACCTCAGTTAGAAGCTTTGATGGCAGAAGCAGCAGTTATTGCTAAAGGTTGGGGATGGAAACCAAGTGACGTAAGTATTAGGAATGTTATGACGCACGCTGAAGCAGCGTCAAACAAAGATGGCAGAAGACCTCATGATAATTATGGTCCTACCTTCTGGGGTGGTAATGGTGAGCGTTCTGACTTGCATAAGTTATCTAGAAATGAACCCGATGGTTCTGGTGGCGACAAACTTCGTCAGATGATGAAGAAATATATGGGTATGAAGAATCCACCTCTTCTCAGAGAAGTTGGACCAGGTTCTGGTGGTGCTGCTGGTGCTGGTTCGATGAATAGTGCTGAATATAATTTACTACAACGTTTGGTACTTGCTGAAGCAGGTAGTGAAGGAAAGGTTGGTATGGCACTTGTTGCTCGTTCTGTTCTAAACAGAGCAGGACTTATTCAGAGTGGTAAAGTTCAACCTGGAATGTTCGGAGCAAATGATAGGAGCGTCACTGGTGTCATTATGGGTCCTGGTCAATATCAACCTGTAAGAGATGGTAGTCTTAATAAAAACAGAAGTGCTACTGATATGGCTAGTGCTAAGGCAGCAATTGATATGGCAAGAAATCCTGCAGGATTGAGAGGAACTCTTGAAGCAGAGGGCATACCTGCGGGTCAGATTAACTACTTAATGGCTGCTACTGGATTTAGAACTGGTTCGGCATTTAATGATCCTTCTCAAAATGTCAATGTTGTTCAGTACAAGAATCACTTCTTCAATACTGCTGGTAATAAAGATGTGACACATCATCTTGCTGAAATTGAAAATGGTGGTACTGGTGGCGGTTTTGGTAGTGGTGATTATGGTAGTGGTGGCGGTGGCAATTATCAATTTGGTTCTGATGGAGGCGGCTCTGGATCTGGTAGTAGTTCACCTAGACGCAGTACAATACTAACATTTTTAAATGGTACTCGTTCTGCTCCTAAAAAAATTAGCGAGAATTACTCATCTCGTGGAATAACTGGGCATAATGTTCGTGGTGCTGAGTCACAAGAACGAATTAAACAAATTACAGACGACAGGAATCGTGCAAGAAGTGAAATAAATCAAAGAACACAACAAATGGTAAATACTGCATTAGAAGCAGTAAAAGCATCTAATGGAGCAAATGCCCAGGTAATTAGTCAAGCACAAACAGCACTTCAAGCAGCAATGTCAGTATCACAAGCACAGGCATCACGTCCCCCTACCATTGTAGGTTCTAGTGGGTCTACATTAGGATCTATGGCAGCAAACGTTGCTGGAACAGCGGTTAGAGCGTTGGGTTCTAAAATCAATCCACTTCAAGGTATTTTCAAATGACAATCGAAAGACAAAATCCTGGTGACGTTGTTCTAAGTGTTTCTCTTTACAGGGATGGAGAAAGACTAGAAAACGATGATGGTGAATTTGAGCTCAAAGAATTTATCAGAGGGTTTGAAGTTTATGAGAGTATTAATTCGGCAACACTAGAATCAAAAATTATTATTGAAGATTCGGCAGGTCTAATTAATGCTCTTACTGGCACAGAACTGTTCCGTATCCAAGTCAAGGGAAGTATCATTGATAGGACGTTCTACATGCGTTCATATAATATTGAATCTAGGTCTAGAACTAATCAGGGTAGTGACGTTTATATTATCAACCTTGTCACTGATGAATTTATTAAAAATGAAGCAACAAATATATTTGGAAACACAAGAACTATTTTTAGCAACAACACAGAAACATCCCAAATTGTCAGTACAATTTTAAAAGATAACAGATTTTTAGGAACTAGAAAAAAAATATTTGCTGAAGAAACTCTCAATAAGCAAGAGTTTGTTGCTCCAAATTGGAGACCATTTGATGCAATTTATTGGATGGCTGAAAGATCTATTCGTAAATCTCAGTCTGGTGGTATTCTTCAAAATGCATTTGCATTTTATGAAAATGCGATGGGTTATCATTATAAGTCAATCGACCAGATGATTGAAGATGTTACTAATATGACAGAAGACGGTGATACTAATTTCACTACAGGAAAACCAAAATTGTATCGATACAATTATGCTCCTAAAAGTGTTGAGTCAGATCAGAGTTCGGACCAATTTAAAATTAGTACAATTGTTTTTCCTAATGAAAAAAATTATCTCATGGGATTACGTCATGGTGCTTGGTCTGGATACAGTATTGGATTCGATCCTAACACAATTACTCAATCTAAAATGGGCGAAAGTACAGATATGTCTGTAGATGCCTATTATTATACATTGAAAGATTCTTGGAGTAAAATGTCTCATCTCAATAAGGGACAGAAAAACCCTATCTCATCTATGGATGAGACGGTTCAGGAATTGATTAACTATCCCAAAAGGGTGCGCTATTCGATGCTACCTAATCAAATTTTCGACCCCAAGTATCAAAACAATCCGCAGAAAAATTACGAAAATCTAGTTGAACTCCAAGCATATCAGTGGATGAGAATTGAAAGTTTGAAAAATGTAAAACTGCAAATTACTATCCCAGGTAATTTGGATTTGTATGCAGGCGCTGGCATTGAAATTATTATACCATCATCTCAAAAAAGTGGCGAGAAAACTAAGATTGATGAAAGGTATAGTGGTCGTTATTTGATTGCAAGTTTGACGCATTCTACCACAGGCGCTACAATGAAGACGGAGTTGTTCTTAATGAAAGATTCCACCATCTAATAAATATTACTGTAACAGGAGGTACTATGGACAGTATCGAACAACATATTGAAAAGGATAAGGACATCCTTCAAGACCCAACAATTTCTCCTCAGCAACGTAGACATATTGAGGGTGAGTTGGAAGAATTAGAAGCATATCACGAAAGGCATCCAGAAGATCATCACGACCCCAATGCACTTGAATTGTATTGTGATGCAAATCCTTCTGAACCTGAGTGTTTAGTTTACGACGATTAACTTGACATGGGGGAGTTTTCCCTCTAGAATAACCATGTGAGGGTTCAGAGATACACTATGGCTAAATTTGAAGAATACATTGTAGGGCATTGGACAAATCGTCGTCAAGCTCAATCAGATCCTACTAATTGGGCTTCTGTAGAAATTGTTTGGAAACCATTTGAGGATGGATTTCAATCAATGAACTACAAGAGATCAGATGGACCCGACTTACCTTATCGGAAGAAAAATCATAAAATCATTCAACTGTCTGAAACAGAAGCATTAGTTCAAAACTATCACTTGGACTGGACAAGACATGAAGAATGTGATATGATATTTAAGTTCGATGGCAATGCTTGGCATGGTCAACTTGTCGGAGATAAGTGTAGAGGTTACCGAGGAGACAAAGTAATTTCTGAAATTCACATTTGGAAAGATAAACTACATAGTTGTGACCAGGGTCGAAACCTGGAAACAGGTGAACTAATGTGGGGTAGCACTGAACTTTATCGATTTACTAGATTATAATGTTTCCTTATAATATTTCTGATGTATTGACTGTTCAAAAGTTTTTAGATCTTCATCAGACTATTAAAAACGATTGGAGTTGTAGCAATACATCATACAGTGGGGGAGCACAGTCTTGGGGTAAAATTTGTAGGAATGACCTAATTAATTTTAGTGTAGGTTCTTATATTAAATTGAAGGTGATGAAAGTCTTGAAGAAAGACCTTCGTCTCATCAAAGTTCAGATTAATGGTCAAACTGCATTTCAAGAATCTCAGTTTCATATTGATTTTGCTGAAAGTAAAGTTTGGACATTTGTTCTTTTTACCGAACCAGAATGGAATATTGAATGGGGTGGTGAATTTGTAGTTCAGGATCCTGCAGGCAAATATCATTACACTCCATATATTCCCAATACTGGCGTTTTGATTCCATCTAACTGGACTCATAAAGGTCAGTCTCCAAATTCTCAGTGCCCAGGTATGAGAACAACAGTTGCTTTTAGTTACTGTACTAGTGACATAATCGACATTATGCGCTATAATTACTCATACATAAACAAATTCCTTTAGGGTGATTAGCTCAGCGGTAGAGCATCTCGTTTACACCGAGGCGGTCGGCGGTTCAATCCCGTCATCACCCATTATTCTTTTTTATTATGATTGAAGTCTACAAAAACTTTCTTCCTCAAAGTTCTTTTGACAATTTAATCGACACGGTTTGTGATATCAAATTTCCGTGGTGTAGAGAAAATATTATTGACCCTAACTATTTTGATAAATTTGAGTTGCTATGTGATAAAAGATTAAATGCTCAATTTTCGCACAGGTTGTATGGTAATCATCAACCATTGAGTGAGTACTTTGATATATTAAAACCGTTTATTAATAAATTACGTATAAGAGGATTAGTTACTGCTAAAATAAACTATAATCCAGTATGGAATGAAGTTGTAGAACACATCTATCACACTGATAATCCTTACAATTGTAAAACAGCAGTGTTCTACTTAAATTCTAATAATGGATATACTGCATTTGAAACTGGTGAGAAAATTTACTCAACATCGAATATGATCGCCATATTCGATAGTAGTATAAATCATACAGGTACTACATGCACAGATGTTTCTGGGCGATATGTGCTCAATCTAAACTATTTTTCCTAATATGAAACTACTTGACGTAATTCTCGCTGGTGCATTATTTGGTGCAGCACATGGTTTGGCAGCAAATGCTGAACCTACCAAAGGATACTACACTATGGATGCTATGGGTTGTATGATTCTCCGTGAATGTACGAAAGATGTGGAGGAAGTGTTTTCTATGTTGGATATTTCATCCAAGTATCCTAACACCGAAGAGTATACTGGTGTGTCTCTTGAGTTCAACAATATGCTGATGTCACTGAATCAAATCGGTGTCAAAGTGTATCTTGCTGATGAGCGTTACTTCCCTAAGATGCACCGTGGTGTGTACCATACTGTGAGTAATAACTTCTTCCTAAACAAGAAGTACATGGATGACCCTGCTACTTTGATGATGGTAATGCGTCACGAAGGATGGCACGCTGCTCAGGATTGTATGGCAGGTTCTATCAAGAACTCCATGATTGCTATCATTCACAATGAGGAAGATGTTCCTATGTTGTGGCGCACACTAGTAGAGCGTACATATCCTGCAAGTGCTGTGCCATGGGAAGCAGAAGCACAATGGGCAGGTAGAACTGAAGGAATGACAATGAAAGCACTTCAGAGTTGTGCTGCTGGAACTATGTGGGAAGACTATCAACTAACCCCTCTGACTCGCAAGTGGTTGCAAGAAGAAGGATATCTCGATAAATAAAACGTAAGAATAAAGTCAAGAAGTCATGATTGACGGGATTATTAATGAACCTACAGTAAATTTCGTTGGTAAAGACGGATTTTTCTGGTGGGTTGGTGAAGTAGAAGATAATGAAGACCCGATGGAGTTGGGTCGAGTTAGAGTTAGAGTTCTTGGATATTATACAAACGTAAGAGGCGGTACTACGGCAGATCTTCGTACAGAGGATTTGCCTTGGGCAACAGTGTTGCAGCATACTTCTCAACCAGGTAATGATGGTCAGGGTGAATCCTCTGGTCAGTTACAACCTGGTGCCATTGTTATGGGATTCTTCATGGATGGGGAGAATGCTCAAATGCCAATTGTCATTGGCGTGTTGAGAGTTAATAAATCTCCAGAATCTAACGATAAAAATATTTTTGCTTTCACTGGAGAAAACATGGAACCTGGTAGTCAGGGTCATGTCAATCCTGTTTTGTATAATCCTGCAGATCCAACATATAGTGTTGTAAACGAGAAGGGTAATCAAGGTAATAAACAGAGAAGTTCTGTTAATGCTAGTGTTCCTATTCCTGGTAATAAAACAACTGCTCCAGTTGCAGGTAAGGGTGCTCCTGGAACTAGTCTCGGGTCTCAACTTCCTGGCAGTGGAGGTAATACACAAAAACCTGTACAACCATCAAAACCAATTCCTGCAGCAAATGGTGTTGGTGGACCTTGGAAAACCTTAGAATATAAATTAAGTTATCTTATTGAAGATATTGCTTCTCATGCTGGAACGTTGGTAAAAGCAGAAGATGGCGATTTTCTTGATATTGTTGAGGGTAAACTAGTAAGTGCCAAAGCATTAACGGCAAAACTTCAAAACTTTCTAAGTGCTGTCTATAGTCAAATTATTGCTGCTATTAGGCAACAAATCAGTTCTCTCGCAGAAAATTTAGAACTGGTAAGTATCCTTGGTAGTGTTGGTGGTGGTGTGCCATTTGCTGTAACTACTGCAATTCAATCAGCACTTACAACTCTGCTGAGTTCTCTTTGTCAAGTAGACAATCAACTCATCTCAATGATTCAAGATCCCATTGGGGCTGTGACTGGTCTTATTGAGAGTTTTCTTGATGGACTTATTGACAGAGCAACACTAGTACTCTCTTCTGTTCAAGAAGTCATCGATAGAGTTGTTTGTAATGTTCAAAACATTTTATCTTCCCTCTTATCAGTAGTTGATACTGTAAAAAGTGTTGTTGATGGATACGAACAAGCATCTAAGGTTATTGAGACTTGGCAAGCAGGTAGTGACTTGTTTGCTGATGGAGCAGATATGCTTACAAAGGGTATTACTTCTATCAGTGGATTGATTGCTCTCGTTATTAAATTTGTTCAGGGAGATTGTGGTCGCAATCCTGACGATGGTAAAGATACCGTTGGTTGGTATCCTCTTTATGGCGTAACCCATTGTACTGAAGAAGAACTTGCTGAAATTCAAGAAATTATGGGATTTAATAAGTCTCGTGCTTCTTGTGGAGATGCATTTGGTGTTGGCAGTCTTATTGATTCGATTTATAAAGATGCAGATCCATATCTAACAGCAGCAAAAACTTGGTTAGATGGTGCATATGAACTGCATGTTGGTACTCCTGGTCGTCAGGCAACAGTAAAGAAATCTGCAAATGGTAGTACACACTTCAGCACAAATCTCAATAACAGTGAATACGCCGAATATAATGCTAGAAGGCAAGTCAAGCAAGACTATCCTGATGCTGATCCAGAAGAAGTAGAAGCAAAGGTTGCGAGTTATAAAAAGTCTCAAAACTCTGGTAAGGGTAACACAGGAACTCTTGTTGCAGATGATATGAACTGGGCAGGTAACTTGACCCAAACTGTTAATGGTGATGACTGTAAGGTAGTTAAGAATGACAATACTCTTACTATTGATGGAGACTATAGATTAAAAGTAACTGGTAACTGTCATATTGAAGTTGGTGGTGGTTTCTTCTTCTCTGCGGAAGGTGCTCCTAGAATGGTGGACAAAAATGGTAATACAAATAGCGGACAACAAAAAATTCAGAAGCACACTGTTCGATTTGGTTCTGATGTAGATATCAATGTTACTGGTGCAAAGATGCACTTGGAGATGGCAGAATTTGATCTTGCTGCTAACAAGCATATTGTTACTGGTGCGACTATGGATAATAGTGTTACCAAGCAAACTTATGCTGGTGGAGAACTTAATCTAACTGGTGATAGTGCTATTACAGTATCTACAATTCACCTTACCCAGTTAATTAATCAGGGAAGTCCTCTCAGCGTTCCTGCAAAATCTGGTATCACTACACTTTGTAATGGTTCTATCATCACTACGCAAGCACCCTCTATTACAGACCCCATCCCCGTTTATAGTATTGTTAATCCAGTTGGTAATAAAATCGAAGATTATGGTACTGGATATGTTATGAATATTAAAGCAGGTGGATATGTCTGTAATGTCACTGCTGGTGGTTTGGTTCAAGATGTTGATGCGGGTGCTGTTACCATTAATGCCAAGGCAGGTGCCATTACCATGACAGCAGGTCTTACTTGTACCATCAAGGGTCAGACAATTTTCTTAAACTGACCCCTTGACACGGGGCACCTTCCCTGCTATACTACATAGGTAGTAAAGAGACAGGTATGGATTCCCTCTCACACATTTTCGTCAACTTCTCAAAACGGAAGATGACCCTTGTCGATGACGAAGGTTATGAAAAAGACGTTCAATGGAAGTTTGATGACGAAGGTGCTGAAGGTTTTTCCGAAACAATCGCTGAAGTTCAGGAGATTGTTGACAACGATTTAATTACTTATTGCTTTGCTGTAAAATGATTGGACCGATTGGAATTACTCTGCGTCAAGCAGAAGACCATTTTGATTTTATTCTAGACCTGACAGAAACCCAACGAGTGTGTTGGAAAATTACCACTCCAGATGGTAAATCTGTGATGATGGTTCCTGTCAACGAAATTCCTCCTGTTTCTGAAGATATTCAAAATCAGGTAGAAGATTTCCGTAAACAATTTTTAGAAGATAATGCGTCCTGAAACTCGTAAATCAATGGAAATGCTGTTCTCTGCTAAGTGGAACTTGCCAAAAGCAGCAGAACATGCTAATCTTACTAACAAGGAAATGAAAATCACCTTCAATGAGTATTGTGCTTTTCATCCCCCCACCTATGAAACAACAACTGATGT